TTTGTATTTATAATATCTATATAATATAAAATTAATTTTAATTGTATACTATATAATTATTTTTATATCATTACTTTTACACTTAGTTATACTTTTTATTATACCAGATGAAAAATCATAACCTAATGTATTACCTAATATAAAATTATATAATTTATTAATATATGTATATACTATACTATAAAATAACTATATAATTTTATATAATTATTTTATAATGTATCAATATTTAAACTAATAAACTTACCTTCCTTGTTAAACTTAAATATAACTTAACTATTGTTATCTTCAACAATTATTGTATCATATTCTATTTCATCCATATGTATATATCATTTAATTCAATTGATATATCACCTTCATACTCTATTCTACATTTACTAAATAGAGCTTCAAATATTTCCTTTTGACTCATAATAATAATATACCCCCTATATTATTTATATGTATTACTATTTTATCACCTATCCTTAAAAAATTAGCCGATTATCTAAATAATAACAATAATCGGCCCAAATTAGTTAGGAGAAATGCAACATGCTATTAAATATTACCAACCAACACAATCTTCCCAATCTTTATTATTAATTAACCACTTTATAAAATTAGTTATTTTCTCATAACCTATATGTTCCTTAATTTTACATCTAAAATACTCATAATCATCAGCATAAGACATAAAATTTGTTATGTCATTTACACTAAAAGGATAGTCTAAAATAACAAATTCATTATTACCACAATTATTTTCTATATGAGTGTATATACCCTCATAATATTTATGTATACTACCAACTATTTTACTATGTTTATTATTTTCTCCAATTGTTACCCATTCTAAATTCTCATACCTATTATCCCAAGGTCGATTGTTCTTATGATTTCCTATAGGTATATTATCACAATTAACAATTTCATCATACCTATCTTCATCTTCAATCATAAGTATTAAATTATGTGTAGAATAAGGTATCATTTTTAATTTACCATTATTATCTTCTATAATTATAGGTGTATAATAATAACCATTATCTTTAGATGACTGTCCCTCTTTATTATACCACCTATAAGATATATGTTTATTACCTCCATCATCAACAATTAATATTAATTGAGCCGTTAAACCCCTTTTAGTGTCTACATATATTTTATTATCACCCCTATCTATTATTACGTATCCACTACCATACTTTAATTTTTTCCTAACTATTTCCTTTATTTCGTATCCGTTCTCTACATGTCTTTTCATGTTATTCATTTCTATTCCTCCTTAAATTAACTAATAAATAATTAAATGTATATACTATTTATTAATTTTATTATTTTTTCCCCTTGTATCTCTACCACCTGTTATATATATATTCATTTGTTTTAACCTATATATTACTGCTGATTGAGACATATTAAATCTTTTACCTATTTTATAAGGGCTTTCACCTCCTAAATACAACTCTACTAAATCATTGTCCTTAACATCAATTCTCTTAGCAGGATTTTTACTGTTATGACTTTTATTTAGTGTCTCTAACTCTTTTATTTTTACTTTATTATTATTTATTATATTCATTAATTTTTCTATAATGTTGTCTTTTTCTTTTAATTGTTCTTTAACATTATTTTTATCTATAACCCATGTATTTCTTATATTTTTAAATTTCTCCCTAAAATTTTCCTTAATATATTTATTTATTAACAGTTCGTCTCTTTTATCTAATTCATTCTCTAATTCTTCAATAATTAATTCCCTTTGATATATTTTATTTTTTAATGTATTAACTTTATTATTCAATATATCTATTTTATTATTTATACTAACCTTTAAATCATTATCATTTAATACCTGATTATTACTTAATTTACGATAGTATTCAAATAAACTACTAGTTGCATGACATAATTCACAATAATAATTAATTATCATACATGCCATATCATTATAATCCGCACTATCTTTAATAACTGTTATATTTATTCTTAATAATTTTTCATATAAGCTTATTAATTTATTCTTAGAACCTTCATTATTTAACCCATCATTTAATAATTCTATATAAAGACTGTCGAGGAGTCTAATCGACTCCTCCATGTCCTTGTTTATCTTACCTAACATAACTTACCTCCTTATGATATGATTTCTTCTCTTTTATTATTTATTATATATAAATTATAACATAATTATTTTATCTTGTCAACCTTAAATTAAAATTTTTTTTATCAAAAACACATAATTTTTATCAAAACCAATTTCCTATATTTTACATTTATCTATTAAATGTATATAAAAAAGACTACAATTAATTTCAATTGTAGTCTTAAGGAGGTATTTATGAAAGACATCTTTTAAATTATAAATATATAATACCAACTATATGATATATCAATAATATAAAATATATTAATACAATAACTTTAGTACAAATTTTACTTACTATCATTCCCCTTGTTATATATAATATAATACATGCTATACTAGTAATTATCATTTTTATTATTAATTCTACTATACCAAATTGACCATAATATATAGGATTAAATTCCTGTGCTATGTTATTAATTATTTCATACCTTGTTATTATACCATCCAATAAATTTAATATAAATAATATAATTGCCCACATAATAATATCCACCACCTTACTTTTTATACACACCACCTAAACTATCTCTAATTTGTTGTTTATATTTTTCATCCATCAAATTATATGATGATAATATATTTTCTAATGTATCACCTTTATCTATTTTAGTTACAATACCCATTACTGTAAAATGTAAAATACTGTTAACTACTTTATCACTATAATTATTATTTACCTCTTTACCACCTAATGTATCTGCTATAATTTCACACGCCTCATTTAAATTTTCCTCCAATAATTGTATACTTTCTTTATCTTCGTCTCCTTGTGCTATTAATGCTTCGAATTCAGATACCTCTTCAAATTTGGAGTTCATTTTAAAATTTCTACCTACATTGTAATAATAATTACCTTCCATCTCCCCCATAAATGTTAACCCATTTTTAAACTCAATATTTTCAACTGTCTTAACAAACATTATGTTCATCCTCCTTTATTGTGGGTATGCAATCTCCATACAGTACTCAAAGAATATAGAATGTCCATTTAATACCAAAATAGGAACCTCCAATATATCCCTCACCACTAAACAATTTTCTGTTGAGCCTTCTATGTTGCTTATATTTATGTATATTCCAATCTCCTTAATGTAACAATCTTCACCAGATACATTATTAAATGACCTCCCAATCTTTACTTTATATGTATTAGTAGATTCATCGAAAATATCATCTCTAGTACCATCCGATTTTGTCCACCCACTAACCAATTCTAATTTATATGATTCTAATCCATAATCTGTATCACTTACCCCTATCTCTAATATATCATTATCATTGCTACTTATAGTACTATTATAAGCACCACAATAATACTCACCACCTTTACGTCTATAAATTATACCACCATTAAACATTATTGTCTTGTATAATTTATCATAACCACTATATAATTTATTATTATATACACATATATTCGAATAATTAGCTGTATACGAATACTTTGACCAGAATGAATTAAAATCTTCATCTATAATTATAACCCTATTATATGATGAGTTACTTACTTTATATTTAGTTATTATCATTAATTTATTATCATATATAACCATACCATAAACATCATCTGTAGCCCTATCTAAAACAATAGTTTCATTTACTATATCTTCACTAGTATCCATATATCTTATATATACATCATAATCTTTAGAACTCATAAATACTAAATGATTATTAAATATAATACAATTATTAGTAAAATCTTCACCACTAGATGTATCATATATTTGAGTTGTAGTCGAACCTCCATCCCACCTCCTAATACCAGAAGGACCTTTATATATAGTATATAAACTGCCATTAAATGACTTCATAGCTCCTATTCCTTGTTCACTCGCAGCACGCTTGCACCACCATAATATAACTTACCATTATGTACTTCCATACAATCAACATAATGATACTCACTATCTACTAGTATTAAACTATTACCACTTAATACATATAATCTCCCATCTGTAAGATCGTCCGATAATGCATATAAATTCCCATCATATATCTTAAAACATCTCAATCCTCTACTCTCGCTATCGTCCACATCGCATACTATTGTTACTGAATTATCACTATCATCAAATTTTGCTAATTTGTATCCATCAATTTCACTATATAGTTGTAAATACATATAACCGTTAAACACAATAGCAGGACCTTCACACACATAATCCCCACTAACTAGAGGTGCAACCGCTATATATCCCTTTGTAAACTTTGTTGGATATATACCAGCCGTCGCTAATAAGTTTATACCATTTCGATTGTATGAATTACATTTACTTAAATATTCCTCAACTAAACCTCCTTTATTATCTTTTAATTTAGCCGACCAACTTAATACAGGAGGAGAAGATAAATTTAACTTTAACGCCTCCCTTTGTAATTCTCTTGCTTTCTCTAATTCTTTTTCTCTATACTTAATCATACAAAAATACCCCCATTTATTTATATGTATTTATCTTGACTCTTAATTGATTCTTTTCGTTATCTGTTAGTTTATAGTATAAATTTAATATGTCATCAACCTTAATATTATCATATTTAACTTTACTCTTTATTGCTCTACCTATAACTCTTAATGTATAATCTTCATTATTCTCATTTCCACCCTTAATGTCTGAAACTACTTTTTCTAAATCTAATAACCTTTTATCAGAAGAATTATAACTTTCATTACTAGATTCCATAATATCTATTAATTCTGTCTTTTTTATAACTGTATATTCTATCCCATCTAATAAACTATCTTTGTCTACCTCACTGTCTAATTCTATATAACTATCTTTATTATCTTTATGTACCTCATTATATTTCTTAACTTTATTTACTACTTTATCCCTATATTCCTTATCCACCTTAATAATTGTATTCATTTATTTATCCCCCTTATCTTATTATTGCTCCTCCTGTCGTATATGTATCAGATACTGACCCCTCAGGGTATGACCCTGTTACTACAACTGTAGATGCCGAATATGCTTTTATTCCATAATCTGGAATAAGAACATTCGTTAAATTATATGTCCTAACTAATATAGATTCTTCTACTTCTAACGCATATGGTTTTGCAAAACCAGATTCGAATTTTAAAACTTCGCAATTCCTTATGTATACATAATTACACTCATTAATACTTATTATTCTTTGTAAATTAACATTTTCTAAATTTAATCTATCACAACTATAAGCAACAATTGAAGATATATATAACCTTTTTATATATAAATTTGGCTGTATATTTGTACACACTAGTCCCATATCTATAAATGTATCTTTATACTCATAATCCATACTTATTCGTATATCCCCATTACCACATTTACCTTTTAATTCATAACTACCTCCTATATCAGTTTTGTATATCCTTATATATACATTACCTAAAACTATGTCAGGTATCATACTAGCCGCTTTACTAAGTGTACTGAGACTTGTATTTTCCGATAATCCATCATTCTCATCATCACCATCACTATGCATACATATTACCATATTACACCACTCATATTCGTCATATACATCATCACATATTCCATCAACTACTATCTCATTATCACTATTTATTTGACTGATTATTACATCCTCACACATAACTTTATCACCACCAAAATCAGTATTATAAAAACCTATATTGTCTCCAACATTTAAATCTGTTAACCAACTTGCACCAGAACCTGTTATTGTCATTTTTTCATCGCCCCAATTAACAACAACATTTACTATCTGTCCGTCAATTAAACTTATACCTCCTACATATAAACTTAAGTCTTCACCTACTTTTAATACTGATAAACTACCTTGACCTTCTAAACTTTCTAACCATTCAGATTCACTACCTTCAAAACCATTGTTTACCGCTACTTCATAAGCAACTTTCTAACCATTCAGATTCACTACCTTCAAAACCATTGTTTACCGCTACTTCATAAGCACTATCTCCATCGTTACCATCGTTACCATCGTTACCATCGTTACCATCGTTACCATCGTTACCATCGTTACCATCGTTACCTTACTTTCTAACCATTCAGATTCACTACCTTCAAAACCATTGTTTACCGCTACTTCATAAGCACTATCTCCATCGTTACCATCGTTACCATCGTTACCTTCTAAACTTTCTAACCATTCAGATTCACTACCTTCAAAACCATCGTTTACCGCTACTTCATAAGCACTATCTCCTTTTACACCTCGTACCCCATTATTTATAACTAGTCTTTCTCTATCTGGAATAATTATATTTATTTTATCATAATTCATGTTGTGTCACCCCCGATTTTATCTTTACTATACCCGCTAATAAACACTCTATATCTCCCACACTGTCTATTAATAATATATCATAATTACCTTCACATTCTTTTAACCCATTTGTCTGTATGGGTGTAATTTTTATATCTATTATATTGTCCTCACCAATAACAATACCACCATTATCAATTGTTAAGTCCAATAATAAATTACCTTTTGTATGACCTTCTCGTATCTGCATATGACTATCATAACCTTGTATGTCCTTTATGTTACCATCATTTGACAGATACAAACTTAGCTCAAATGTTGTCCCTTTTTTAATTATAATATCATATCTCTCGCCTAATAGTATATTATTTTCCATATGTCAACACCTCAAACATTTATTTTATACACCTTCATTAGTAAATCAGGTATAAATTTCAATATCTCTAAATCTCCTATATCACTATCTAAATTAGCCATATTTATAACTGTATTTATACCATCAACCCACTCATTTGGAGGTGAACTAACCGAGTTAAACACAACATCATTCCAATCATTTAGACCTCTAATTTTTAACCTGCTTACCTTCTCTATTAATACAGGTAAGAACCTTAATATACTTAGTACCCCTAAATTATCTTTATTATCTACTATATCAACTAATATGTTTATAGCCTTTACCCACCTAGTTGGAAAATCTGTTACTTTATTTAATATCTGTATCCAATTTAATTCAAAATTAACCTTATTATTCGTATATTCTATAAAAGGCATTTTACACCAGTGTTTCCAAGGAGTAGCACCATCACCAAATAGAGGAGTCTCTACAACCCCATGTATCGTTCCTTTAGCCTCAATAACCCTATTATCACCAACATAAAACCCAAAATGACCATCTTTATGTACCGCTATACCTTGTATGTCAGGAATATTTTTTATATTACCTTTTTCAACTGATATATTATACATCCCATTAGCACTATAATCCTCCTTACTAGAATACTTTATTAAATTAGATGATTCATCATACCAAATGTATCCCTTACCTAGATTAACACAATCAGCTGTCCTCCTACCCAAATAATTGCCTAAAATAAATGTATAATATTTACTTATTTGATTTGGGTATTGTAATTGCTTATAATCTAAAATATTTCTAGTCAATACTAAACCATATGTACCATACACATAACCCCAATTTTCATCCAACGCCTTCTTTAAATATTCAACTAGTCCAATATTATTTTTCACTTAAATTCCTCCCTTAACTATCAGTTATTCTATTTTGTTAAAAACCTTATCATTGATATAAAACCTTAAAAAGGGGAATTATAACCAATCCTGAAATTGCTTATTTTTTGGAGCGCCTATTATTCTTCAAAACCACGCATAATTATACGTATATAACACTTAAATTAATTGTTTAACCTACCTTATTAATATTGTATAAATTTATCATATATTGTTTATACATATATGATAAATAATACATTTTTTTGTTCTAAATTTATAACACTAGTATATAATTATTTTATTATATATCTATAATTGTTACTTAATACATCTTTCTACCTTAAATTTATAACACTAGTATATAATTATTCTAATATATATCTATAACTATTACTTAATAATTCCTCTATTTCTATTCTTTTTCCTATTGGATTTTGACTGCTATAACTAGGAGCATATACATAACCATTATATTCCACAATATTACCTCCAACACCACTAGAAGCACTAGAAGCAGTATAATTTTTAAATTTCTTTAATTCATCCTCCCATGTTTTACGATTATTAATAGGTTTACCCTCTAATGTTATTATATTTCTAATATTAATATCATAATTTAATATCTCATTTTCTCCATCAATATAACATGTTATATTTATGTTATTAATAACATAAACTTTATTTATTATCCCTAATATAGGAAGATTAACATTAATTTCTTGATTTATATCTAATCCATCCTGCCTAGTACTAAATTTCATATCTATAGGCTCACTAGAACACTTTTCTAATTCTACCCTAGCAGCATCTTCAGCATCATCTAATGTCTTTATATCGCTAGACTCTATTACCTTACCATACACACCAGTCCCATATATGTCATTCATTCGAGCAATTTCTAGAGCATTTTCAGCAATAACAAATACTTCTATTTCATCCAAACTACCTAATAAAAATATCTTATTAGCATATTTACTCATATCTTCTTCATATTCAGGGTATTCTACATCAATCAACCTGTTATCATTTTCTTCATCAGTATCTAAATCATATATAGCATTAGTATAACTTTTATCCTGACAGAAATTTAATTTTTTATCATTATCAATCCACCATATAAACCCACTAGCAATCGCTATTTCGTCTATAATATCTCTTACGTTACTACAATAATATGACTTTTCACTAAAAAATATACCGTTCTCAATATTACCACTAGTTATACCTTCAGAATTTAATATGTTATCAACTATCCATGATACTATGTAACCTGCATGTTTATCCGTATATGATACTTTTATTGTCCTTTTAGTCATTAAAACCTCATAACCGCTAGCTTTTATATCTACGCTTAATAAATTATCACTTAACATTTTTTTTCTTAAATTATTTATAATACCACCAAATAGTATATTAGAATTCTTACTAACAATTAATTCTTGTCCACCTTTTATTTCATTAGTATCTAAAACTAAACTAAATTCACAACTCTTACTAAAATCTTCACTCCTATTTATTTTAAATGTAGGTAATATAACATTATTTGTTACATCAACACCATTAATTGATATAATCATTATAACACACCTGCCAATTTTAGACGTTGTACTAATAAGTCTCCTGTTTTATTTATATCCATTTCATCACTAAATTTATTACCTGTTACATCAATATAAATATTTCTCATATTAACTACTTTTTTAATGTCATTAGAACCTCCAAATGAATCATCACCCGTTATATCTTCTACTAAATTACTCGCTATATCACTTCCTTCACCTTTTATTCCATCGTATCCTTCACCTTCCAATAATGATGAAATATCCAAATCACCGCCCAACGCTTTATCTACCTTATAATCTTTTTTAGGTTCAGCCTCTAACTTACTATCTGGAATTTTATAATCAGAACCTTTAAACAATTTATTAGCTCTCTCTTGATAATTACCAGATGTTTCAATTTTCATTTCTTGTATCTCTTTAATGTTAACACTAAATTCTCCCCCACCTAACCATACAGGTAATTTAAAATTTAATTCATTTAATCCCCCAATTATTTTATTAATACCACGAATAATCATATTTACATCATGAGCAAACGCTAATTTTACACCATCCCATATATTAACAAAAAATTTACCTATAGATTCCCATGCACCTCTCCAATCACCCTGAAATATCTTTACTATAAAATCTATTAAATTCTTTAGAGCATCCAAAACAGCAAATATTACAGGCATAATTGACTCAAATGATTCTTTAAAATTACTCACAATATTCTCAATAACAAATTTAAATACCTTGATTAAAACAGGCATTAATATGTATATCAATTCACCGAAAACCTCCAATACAGGTGTTAACGCCATTACTAACATAATTAATATCTCTACAAACGAAGGCATAATATTTACAATTATTTCAGAAAATAATGTTATAAGAGGAACTAACACATTATTACATAATAATAATAATATGTCTATCAAAGGTTGTAATATAGGTAATAACGCCTCAAATAACGCTAATAAAGGAGGTAATAACGCCTTAACAATTTCTCCCAATGCAGGTATTAACATGCTTAATAGAGGTGCAATAAAATCCATTAAATGAGGTAATATTTCACTTAATTTGTTCGCTAAATCTGTTATAACAGGCAATAAAGGTGTTATAGAACTAGACAATAACCCACTAAATGTATTCTTTAATTTATCGACAGCATCCGCTAAATTAACACTAGAATCGATAGTTTCATCAGATATTACTATACCTAAATCATTAGCCTCTTTTTTTAACGCTTCAATACTTTCAGTAGATGTATTCAATAAAGGCGCCATCTCCGCACCAGCCTTACCAAATAATTCATTAGCTATTTTAGCCCTTTCCATTGTATCTCCCATTTCACTTAATTTAACAATAGTAGCATCAAATAACTCATCTTTAGAATCAAAAGAATCAACCTCCAATCCTAATTGTTTAAAAGAATCTTTATCGTCTAATACTTCTTTATTAAATTTATTCATACCAACTTTTAATGTATCTATACTCATTCCAGATTGTCCCATTACATAATCCCACTCTTGATATGCTTTCTTACTTAAACCTACTTTTTGAGACATTTTATCTATATTATCACCAGCATCAACAACTTCAGACACCATATTACCCACAGCCTTACCAACAACTACCGCACCAACAACCACACTCGTAAAAGATACCGCTTTTAACATTTTATTCATATTTCCACTCATTTTATTTAACTGTTGTTTCAATTGAGCATCGTTTATTTCAGTTCCAATTTTTATCTTACCATCACTCATGCTTATTCACCACCATCCTATGTAATTGTTCCAAACCTTCTTTTACATTATTTTTATTCGAATGATTACCTAGAGAAAATTTCCTTTTTAACTCTATTATTTTCATACGTTCTTCTCTATTATATTTAGTAGCCTTAGGAATTTCCCTAGTCCTAATACTTATAATTTCACTTAACATATTATTACTAGGCAATCCCCTCAATAAAGACCTAAATTTATACCAATGTATATCATCTTCTACTAAATCTATCCCATAAACCTGTAGCATAGCCGCATAAATATAATCTGAATCAATCTCAAAATTTATGATATCTTCTTTATTTTTATTTTTACTCTTATTTTTATTATTATTATCCTTAAATATATAATTTTTTATATTAGAAATAGCTATAGATATATTAGTTACTTTTTGTTCTCCTAAAAATAACCTCAACACTATAGCCGTTTTTTCTTCACCGTTAAACCTGTCGTCTTTTAATAATTTCAAAAAAGATATAACTTTTTTAAAACTTGTATCAATTTTTATTATATTTCCATCATCAATATACTCTACATTAATATCATCTACTAATATATTCATTTAAGGCACCTTCTTTTTTCTCGTTTATTACATCAACAAGAAAATTTAGTAACCTAATTATCTGATGTAAATTACCGTTAGCATCCTTAACTATATCCTCAAAATAACCCTCTCCTAATATTGTTTCAACAAATAATTCACAAGCACTAACTACCTCGTCAACATCTTTTTCACATAATTTCTCTGATTTATCAGATAGATCCTCTATTTTTTTCATAACTTTATCTCTAATATAAATAGCCTTTTTATAACTATCAGCTGTACCTATTTTTACCTCATATTTTTTACCTTGTATCTCTATTTCATTACCTTTATCGAAATTAAATGATTTCATAATTATACCCCCTTATATTAATATTTTACTATAATAATTGATGAGTATTATATTATTATACATACAATACCCATCAATTATCAATTATATTTAACTACTAACTGTACAATTAACACTATCAGTATACCCACCATCATTAGTAATTATAGTAATAACTGCTACTCCATCAGACAACCCTACTACAAGACCGCTAGAATTAACAATAGCAATACCTGTATTACTACTTACAAATGATACCTTATTATTACTAGGAACTAAAGGTGTTAACTCATATGTTATCTGAGAAGACACCCCAGGAGCAACACTAATATCACCAGATGTTATACTAACACCAGACACACTACTCAAATCCGTTAATGTAGGTATTTCATTAAAATGAAATTCACAACTAAATGTACCCGGTTGAGACGCCGAACCACCAGGACCTCCTATATTAACAATAGTTGCCAAACCTGTTATACAATCCCCATTAGGATATGTTATTCTCACTTTCTTCTTACGTTCACTACCCCTTTTCCATTGTAATCCATAAATGAAATTCTGACCATCATCATCGTAATCCCTATCTCCACTAACACCAAAAATAAACTGAAATGCTGTAATTTCAGTTGCTCCATGACCTCCCTTACCTATATATTGCTTTTGGTCTAAAACCTCGTTATTTTGAGGGTCTACATCAGTAATTCCACTTATTTCCTTATAACTCTCACTAGTCGTTTCACTAATATCTACCTCAATTACATAACAATCATTAGTTTTAAAATTATCCATTTTATACCCCTCCATTTCGCTCGTAATATTTTATTCTGATACGCATTTCATATACGTACCTATTATTCTGACCGGCATGTATTAATTGAGCATCAGATACAACATCACATTTTACTTTAATCGTATCAGATAAATGTACCCAATTACTTAGAAAAACGCCCTTATAATACTTTAACTGATTCTTACACTTTACCATATCTTTACTCGCACATAATATTGCTATATTTAATTCTCCATACCTTAACCCCCCCAAATAAACTTTAACCGCTGGGTCTGACCCTAAACCCCTAAATGTTATCGCTTCATCATCCCCACGAAGAATATCATTAGTTACAGTTGTATAATTATCTAAATTATTAACATAATTAGTTATATCGCTTACTATCATCTGTACATTACCTCCTGTAACTTGTCTAACCATTTATTAAAATACGCCTTTTTAGCCGCCTCAAACCAATGACCAGTCGCCCTAGGATTAATGTTATTTTCAGAAACTCTATCATTATTATATTGTACATTAGCATATATTATATCCCAATATATACCGTTTTCATCATAATAACCCGAATCTCTCAAATCACCAGAAACTACTTTAATATAATAATTAGAGTCATTTAACATCATCTTATGTAATTCTTCACGACCCTTATCTATAACATGTATAATCCTATTATTCGTCTTAGGTACATTAATACTTACCTCATATATTGGCTTTATACTAACCATTGTATAACACCACCATAATTATAATCCATCATTATTAGTCGGACTATTAATTATACCGAATATAACAAATAATTGTAATACACCAGCCGCTACATCTCCTATTAAACCTGCATCAATACCTATTTTTTTCCATAAGCCTACTAATTGTCCAATTGATATCACCTGAGCAATAATTGCTGACCATAAAACTTTACTTCTCCACCTTGATTGTTTCATTTTATTTTCCTCCTTTATATCACTCTACCTAATACTATACCTATAACAGATGCTCCTATTGTACATAGTACCCACACCCAACTTTTAATAGCAATTTTACCAGGAGCATCCTCCAAATTTGTCACTCTTTTAACTAATTCTCCTATAGTATTTGTTAGTGCCTTTATATTTACACCCATATGAATAACCGCTTCAGTATGTTTTTCAAAACTATCTATACGTTTATTCATATTTTTACTACATTCTTCTATAATTATTAATCTACTTCCTATATCTTTACTATCTTTCTTTAATATATCAATGTCTTTAACTATATTTTTATACCCAATACCATAATCATTGATATTATCCAAATTAACCACCTCATTATATACTAATTTTATCTATATGTCTACTTTATAATTGATGTATACCCTTAATTCGTAATTTTTATAAATTTTCTACTTCAACTGTACACCCAATTTTTACATTAATGATTAATCAAATTTAATCAATTGTTGTAACCATTTTTTCTTTAGTATATAATATATTATTTATTACTTTATATTTTATAACCTTATACTAAATATAATATATAATGATGAATCTTATTATTCCTACCCCTAACTTTATTAATTTTATTTATAGTGTACTCTTTATTATCATATTTTATAATATCTTCGAGTTTAAACTCTTTTATCATACCAGTACTATTTTTTACATCATATAACATTTTATAACTATATGTTTTAACATATTTACCAGAATCCTTATTACTAAACTCTTTAGTACCACTAACACTAACAAATTTCAATCTATATTTTCCACCTGATACTACTTTATTATTAATATCTCTACTATATATAGAATTATGTATAACTTCATCCCTTAAAATTGTACGAGGTATAGGCATTATATTAATCATTTTTTTACCTCCACATACTGTTTACATCAATACTTTTTCCCATTAAACCTGCTAGTCTCATATATTTACACGCAATTTCGCATAATTTTCCATATTTATTTTTATTTTTCTCTATACTATAACTAAAACCCTCAGTACTAACAGACTTTATAATATCATCATTATAACATACTTCACTAATACCACCATTATTTATTATGTACTCAGCTTGAGAACATATAGCCTTTTTTAATTCTTCTACTTCACTATATAGACTAATATCGAATATCGTTTCCATTTCTACCATATCTTGAGCCTTATCCAGAGTCCTTCTTAATTCTTCTTCATTCGTATCCGTTCCTTTAAATGTATCTCTATAATATTCTAAACTAACTATATCCAACCAAATCACACCCCCATAAATAACATTTGATGGGCATTAAATAAATAACGCCCATCAATATCATCAACCACATCCCTATCTATTAGATAGTATTAACAGTACATGTAACACTATCAGTGTAATTACCATCATCAGTAACTACGCTAATAACTGCTGCACCATCCGATATACCCGATACTAGACCAGTTGGGTCGACAGTAGCAACATCAGTATCACTACTAATAAATGTTACACCATCATCCGTAGCATCAACAGGATCAATAGTATATATTAATTGTTCAGTTTCACTAGGTTCAAGAGTAATTGGACTGTTATCAATTACTATACCATTTACATTAACAGGTGTCTCACTCTCTTCAAATGTTTTAACATAAACAGCTGTATTTTTAGAAACTGCATGTTTATGAACCCACCTACCCTGTACTGAAACAGCACCTATATAATCTCCAGAACCGTCCAAAGATTGTACTCTAGGCTCTACTACCCATTCTCTTATACGATGACACCATTTATAATGTCCGCATATAAACTCTACATCATTTGGCAATCCGTTAGCCTCAAATACCCAAAAACCAGCACATTTACCAACAAAACCATTCTGTACTATATCTTGAGAAACATCGCCCGACTTAATAAAATTATCTTTATCTTCCAACAATTTACCATAAAAATCAGGACTTGCTAGACAGTACCTTAAAGATGTAGGAACTTTTGCCTTAGACATAATTGTCCTAACACTATTTAATTTACTATAAGCTGTATTATTACTACTTATGATTTTATCATCCAGAGTTGTACCTTCATTAACCAAAACTGCTATAGCATCTTGCTCTAATGCTAGAGCACCAGCATAACCAGCACTACCCAACCTATCAGCTATAATATCATCAGGCAATCCCGCAATATCATAACCATCAATTACCTCATTAACATACTGGTCGTTAAAATTAGTAACTGTTACATAAGCAGTCGTACCATGAGTTTTAGCACCACCATTTTCCTTACTGTAATCTCCTACTTCCATATCAGCCCTATAAGGTATTTTAACAGCACCAGCTGTTACATCCCCCTCATACTTATCACTAAATATGGGAATAATTGCTTCAGAAACTGTTACCAGAGATTCCCTTAAAACCTCGTCCACTATTTCAGCGAAATGTTCTTGTAATTCATGAGCCATAATTTTTCATCCCCTTATCCTTAATAATTATTTTTACTTACAAAAAAAGATACTCGCACTATAATCAAAATTAACCTTATTAATCAACTAGTATAACTAGTTAATTTACAAGTATCTCTTCCGGTTACAGGTCCGAATACCTTCCTTATGTTTTTACTAAACATATAAATTAATTATTCTTATATATCATATTCATTTATATGCTATTTTATATGCATTATACTTTATTAACACCCGCTCTTTTCTTAAATGCTATAAGCCTTTCATCAAAACTACTGCTATTACCTTTTGTTCTAACACCAAAATTAACCTTACTATTTTTATTTTTATTCTCTACATTTTTATCTTTAGATTCTTCATCTTTTAACATGTAAGGGTGTTTAACACTAACTGCTTTTATAGCATTATCAATGTCATCAATACCAGACACCTTAGTCAGAGCATTAAAATCAGTTATATACTCCAATTTAACCCCATTATTTAATAATTTTCTCTCAGATTTATAATCCTTTAATTCCTTATCTAAATTATTTATTTGTTTTTTATAATTAGCGTTATCATCAGTTAATTTTTGTATATCACTTTTAGTCGAATCTTTCCATTCTTTATATTGCTTTAAACCATCCTTTAAATTGTCAAAATCATCAAAACCAGCATCCTTTAAAAATGATTCTTTAGCTTTTTTAGTCTCACGAGCTACTAAATTATTCACTTGTTCTTGACTAAAATTCTTTTCACTACTACTTGTACCATCGCCCCCAGCCTTATTACCTTTATTACCTTCATTACCTTCATTACCTTCATTACCTTTATTACCTTCATTATCGTATACCCTCTTATTTCTTTCATCATCCATCTTTAATACCCCCTTAATATAATATTGTATATTATAAAATATATTTTTAACCTTTATTTTAATCTTATGTTATTACTTTTTCATTCTCTATTTCTTTAAATATTTCATTAATTTCATTATCAATTAAACCAAATAATGACTTTAATACCATCCTTTTAGACACTAACCCTTTATCAGACAGTTTTAAATATTTATTAAATTTATCATCATCACTATCAAACAGACTATCAAACCATGTTATATTAATTTTACCACAATCTATACTATCTTTATTTATTATGTTATATATATCAAAAATAATTCTTACAATTTCTTTTATTCCCACCTGTAAACATGCTTGATATTTCTTTTTAGTCGTAAATGTTTCACTATTTTCAGATACTATTTCAGTCGCCGTTTTAACAGATTTACCATCAAAAGAAAATGTACCAGCACTTAACCCGCATTTAACCGCTATTATATCCAAATGAGTTGTTAAAGCTTTTACAACATCATCCACCCTCAACTCAGAAGAGTTATCAGTTATTTTTAATTTATTCACATCATCAATATCAATAGCAACATAAACCCTATCCGCCGGGTCGAAATATCTTCTCTTCTGATTAGTATCCGGGTCTATAACTGTCTTAATATTATCCGTTGATACAATAATCCTTTTTTTACCTAATAATATTTCATCGTTTAACCCATCATAACATATGTCAACAGATTCTAAACTATCTATACAACTATCAAAAATAGATATTCCTAGAGGAGAATTAATATCAACATTATTAGCAATAGGATTCTTTATGTATACAAACAAAGGATTATCTACACCTTCAATTATGTATTCATTATCCAAATCAGGGAATAATACCTTTATATCTAAATTCTTTTTATTTCCGTCCTTATATAATTCATTAGTTATCTTATAAACTCTTTTCTTTATTATATCCCCATCATCATTCTCACCTACAGGTTCATCAACAAACCTATGTGTTTCAATTTTAGTATATAGTGTTTTATCTCTTTTAATATAATCATAAAACTTACCACCAGTAATTTTATATCCATCCCAATCTATAGGTATAAATTTATCAGCAGTTATAAAATCTAATTCAATTTTATTATTATTAGCATACCCTTTAATAACCATCCCACCAAGAGCAGCCTGATATTCTATACTATCCGACATACGAGTATAAAACATATTATTATTAAATACTTCATTCAATATATCTAACCCTTCATCAACTGTTATAATCGGATATTCAGACCATAATAATTTACTTATTTTATCACAAATTGTTTTAGCCATATTTAATTTCTTACGTTTATACCTACCAACACCACCTATTGTAGTTACTTTATAATCTGACCAATCAGGCCTACCTGAATATATTTTATTCCATTTCTTAATGTTACTCATCATTTTTTCCATAATAACAACTCCTTTATATGTCTCTCTATACTATATTCCATAGCATCCAAACAATCTATTTTAGTACTACCATCATCCAACCTTACACCCTTGTTCTTAGGGTCCCATATAGCTCTATTCAATACACTAATAGTATTAATACAATCGTTCATAATAAAAAACCTACCCTGTTTCATTAATGTTTTAACAATACTAATCCTATTTATTATCATTATTTTTTTAGCACTTTTTATATTTACAGGAGCACCACAACCTTTAATAATTTTATAAATAAAAGGATTAGCAGGGTCATGATATGTATTAATAATCATAGGATACAACTTTTTCCATTTAAGTATAAAATCTTTAAAATTATTTCCTATCTCATTTAAATCCATAGTACTATTATCATAAAACTCCGCTAATACATAAACCTTTTCATAAAATTGAGAATATCCTAATAATGAGTGTACTGTCGCAGAATCCGAACTTCCTCCATAATAGTCATTTCCTACCTCCCATACAATTACATCATCAGGTAATTTATCTATAATCATACTATCATTAAATTCAATGTATATTATTCCATCCGCCCTAGCCCTTTTACCTAATATCATCCTATCATAAAAAACACCAGAGTATTGATTTTTTAACTCTTCTTTTCTTTCATTAGTTATAGCAGGATTGTCATCTAGAGTAAAATGCCATAAATAAAACCCCAATAAACCCATTTCTTTATATTTGTCTAAATATTCCACATATATGTAATGTTCTGGGTCAGATGGGTTTAATGTCCAAAAATGTCGCCTATCAATAGATGCAACTGTCCTCATAAATGTCTCATTAATAAATGATTTAGGAGCCAAATTTACTTCGTCTATGTATATCCCACCTAAAGTTCTACCTCTAATTCTCCTAAATGCTTGATTATTATTAAAACTCGCTAGATATATAACTTTATTGTTATATTTTAATACCTTTGTTATACCCCTAGTTAATTTTATGTTATATACCTCAAACATAGGAAATAACGCTAAAAAACCGAACTCTCCATCAATACAATTAGTTACTAACGATTCAATTGTTTGTCCAGCCATCATAAAATAATTTTCTTTACTCTTTATTACATATAAACCGAACGATATTAAACTACTTATTGTTTTACTACTCCTAACACTACCTTCCCAAACATTTAAATAACCCGTATTTTTTATAGATGTCCTCACTTTATTATTAAAAGGTTTTAATTGTTTATTCTCCATTAATATCACCAGATTTATTAACACTACCTATAGCATTATATAAATTATTAATAGCCTTAATAATAGGGTCATTATTATCATTTTCATTTAACTGTTCATACATATCTTCCTCACTATCTAACTTAACTCTACCCCATTTTTTTGGATTTCTACGCTCTAATCTCCATGCTGATGCCTGCCATGCTCCTTCGATAGCAGCTTTATCTATAACTTTAACATCCCTAGATTCCGCATACGCTAGAGCACCCATTAGAGCATCCTTAAATTTAGCAAATAACCACTCACTTTTTGGACTATCTTCATTAACTGAATTACCTCTTTTTAACCAATTATATAATGTTTGCTTACAAACACCACTAGCCGCCGCCGCCGTCTCTATATAATTACCCTCCTTAACTAATAACACTATATTATTCATTAAATCATATGTTAATTTACTATGTCTACCAGCACCCCTTGGGTTACCTTTTATTTTCTTAACATTTTTAACAATATTATCATACTGTTCCTTATCCATAAATAATTCATTCCTTTATTGTACAATACTTTATTTAAAATGTATCTATTTACTTTACTACTTTATTTAACCTGTTATATATTAATAATTTATGTATTTTTATATTGTATCCTTTTTATTGCGTCCAAAAATTAACTATTTATACTATATCATTATTTTATATTCAATTAAATGTATATATAAATGTTATATAAATTTTAATTAATAGTATATTATATATTTATATCTAATTGTTTGCTATACTGTTTGCTTTGCTATACTGGTTGCTTTGCTATACTGGTTGCTTTGCTA